ATGGTCCACGTCATGGACTCGAGAAAAAGACCGAAAACCTCCACGTCGATGTGCACGTTGTGAAAGAGAAGCTCGAGAATCTAAGCTTTAGATGTGCAACGTTGCATATCTACAGCTATCTGGAGGAATTCGCGATCTATCAGAACATCAAAGTGTTGCCATTATCAGCAAATTTCAGTGGCGGCAATTGCGCTCGAATTGGACCAGCTACTAATCCTCGAGCGGCATTGAATCTCAACCAGTCCGGGATATCGCCTTTCGCAACATCAAAAGTTCCAAACGCGGTATCAAATGGTTGCATTGTCGAGGCTTGTTTAATAAAAATCCTAAGATTTGCTGTGGTTGCTGCTTGTTCCGTCTCATTTGGATTGTAAGGAAGGAAAAAGTCTCCTACCGCATTTCCTCGAAGCATTCTTTCGCTACGAATTCCGCCATACTTCCACATGGGGAACACTTGTCCAACGTTTCGAGCTTTCTCAATTGCACGACCTTGATTCATTAGAGTAATACCTTGAGCCACGGAACGTTCACGCATGACGCCAAGACCATATGAAGTTAAATTAGCCTTTTTTGTCGCGATCGCGAGATAGAAACTCATGCCAAAGTCTTCAACAGTCACGCCACCGCCATCTCCATGAAACAATGCTGTAACATAGACATACGGCGTATAGAAGGAGAACGTCGGCGTTGCGCCCACGCTTTCATTAGGAAATTGACGAAAAGACGGGAATTCATTTCCGCTTGGACCTGATGGTAAATATGGCCCCACCGTTGTTTTGAACAGTATAGTGTCACTTCCTGCCATCGGTCCTCTGTTATCATATCCAAGCGGACCGCTGAATTTCATGTTTGAATAAATCACTGGATAGGGAGTCACCATCAATTCAACATAAAGAGGTAAAGCTCCAGCGTATTGAGGAAGCGTGTCTTGAAAAAAGTCCACTTTTAGGACTTGGTTCAATTGATTCGGCTTAAGCTGAATTTGTTTTTGGACGATCGCGAACCCGCCGCCATCCAATTGAACAACCGGTTGCTCGAGTGTTTCTCGAATTTCGACTAAACTCATTTCTTTTTGCCTCCTTTGTTTGCTTTGCGATATGCAGCGCCCATCGCTTTAAGATTCAATAGACCTTTCTTTTTACCAGACTTAAAGCGAATTTGATTTGCTTTTTTTGCAGTATAGATATTCCACTTAGAACGTCGTCGCTTTTTTGGTTTTACGTCGTTTTGAACGTCTGAGACCGCTTCCACAGCTTCCTGAGCATCGGTTTTCATGACTTGCGTCAAAACCTCCCCCTCTTTGATGAAAATTTGAAAAGCGGGTGTGCCGTTTAGCATGTAAGCTTGATACGCAGGAATCGCGATCATATCAAGAGGAAATACGGTTGTTTCGTCGCCAAGAATAAAACCACTAATACCCCCAAGAGTCGCGCCCACCAAGGACCCCGCAACAGGAACAACAGAACCGAGTCTTGCTCCGATTTGCATTCCTTTTCTCGCATTAAGCAAACGCTCCCCCACTTCTTCGCGATCGGTTAAATCAATTCGACGAGAATAATAATTCCCGTATTCATCTCTTGGCAATTACAACACCTCAAAGGTCTTGTTGCTGTGTGAGCATTTCGGTCATATCGGCTTCATTCAGTTTAACGGGTTCACCGATGACCATAATATCGACCTCGAGCGTAATATCGCCAAATTGGGTACAATCATTTGCACACACACCAATAAGGAGGTCTGATACAACATTGTATCCATCAGGGTGAAGGTCTGGAGTTCCGAAGAGAACCCATTGATTCGCAAAGGTTTCATCAGCGGCACCAGCGTTATCTCGGACCGTTGTTAATTCAAAAATTGAAATAACGTCCGGTGATGCAATACCAACGTCTTGACCATTCTCATACGCGGTCGTTGTTGCGAAAAGTTTCATCGAAGCGAAGGATTCAGAACCCAAAGCCAATAGCGGATTCATAACGCCGGAATTCGGTGTTGATGGATCGCGAATTTGAAAACGTATTTCTTTAATCGCAAATCCTTCACGCTTAACGATATTCACAAACGAGGACATGTCCACTCGTCCATAAACAAGTGCTACGTCGCCGGTTGCGGCCACATCAAATTGAAGTCGGTCTCTAAGTATTAAATCACGGGAGCTTTTAGCCATAAAAACAAGGTTCGCGATCCAGTCTTTAAGCAATCGCGCCGAAATTTTGCCTCCAGATAGCTGTAGATATGCAACGTTGCACATCTAAAGCTTATTCGCGATCCAGTACTTTGCAGCAATCTTCGCGAGCGAAGCGAGTTCAACGGGCAAACGCCTTTTATCCAGTCAATCCCACGCTGGGGCGTTGGAGCCGCGGGCGGGGTGGCCGACCGGCTATTGACGAATGCCGATTTTGCGAAGCAAAACGGCTTTGCGAGGGGTTAATAATGAATTAACTGTTCGGAGTTACATGGCGCGGCCAATAAATCCGAAAAACGAGAACCGAAGAATTCGCAGTTTCAACCTTGATAACGCGATCCACGAAGAATTGAGAAAGAGTGCTTTGATAGAAGACATTTCGATGAGCGATTTAGTGAACAGACTTCTGTTCGCTGCAGTACTGCAACAAAAAATTGCCATTGACATCGATAACGGGATTCAAACGACGCTCGAGATTCACGTTCACGATGAAAAACACCGTCGATCGCGGAAGGATGGCAAATGCAACCCTCAATCGAAAGCCGGTAAATGTGGAGTGTGTTGGTCATGAGTATAAAACAACATGGCAACCGACATTCTAGTGGCTTGACATTAACTGATCGCGAAGCATTGACTATTGAAAGAATGCACCGTAAATTGAAAAAAATGTCCAGGAAAAAAAATCGCTACATAATGGAGAAGATTGAGATGGAGAGAATGGTCGAAATGATGGATAAAATGATTCGTGAAGCTGGTCGTGGATATATTTTGGACGGTGAGAATGAATGAGAATTGCTTTTGTATGCAAAGTTTGTTTTGATGTCTCATGGGATAACGGAATTCGCGATCCAAACATTTGGAGTCCGAATCATCGTCAATGGCACACATGCAAAAAGTGTGAGGCCTTGGGGGAATTAGCTTGACATCGATGAGAAAAACCGATATTGTCAAAATTTACCGTCGATTCAAAGACGACCAAGATAAACGCATTAGCGCGATCGAAAGAGAAATTCGAGACATCCGGATGTTGCTTGGTTTAATCGCGGATAAAATGAATTGGGGCGAAGAAAAGTGAACCGTTGGACTTGTCCAACCTGTGATCGCGAAGTATGGTCCACGTCATGGACTCGAGAAAAAGACCGAAAACCTCCACGTCGATGTGCACGTTGTGAAAGAGAAGCTCGAGAATCTAAGCTTTAGATGTGCAA